TGACTGCCAGCACCACTACAAGGAGTTTTATTGACACATGGAACTATCAATCACAGTAGCGGATATCGTTGAAACGTCAGATGGCGGTGCCGCTGTAGTTTTCGAACTGAGTGAAGATGCGCGTCAAGCCTTGCTTTCTTATGCTTTGCGTGATATCTTGACAAAGAACTTAACAGAGGTAATCAATGACGAAAAAATCGGTGACTTCGAAACAGTCGACATCGAAGAGTACATTGCTGGTATGGAAGAGGGGTGAGGATTGGATACAATTCAATCCCCCTCGCAATTCGGAACAATGGGATGAGTGGCAAAAAGCAAAACAAAAAGATAAAGAACGATCTTAGAAATTACACAAGATCGGAGCCAAGATTCGAAGATGGTGAATGGTGGTACATTCGTCCAAGTGGTGTGAGAGAAAGAGTAAAGTCTCACGCCAAAAAGAATCTTACTCGAATGTTCGTTAATGGCAGGTATATACCTAAGTCACACCCCCTGCACAAGCCCGGACGATACAAATCGCTTGACGATGCGTGGTCACACGAAGAAATCGAAAAGACTAGCGAAGGATACGTATACGCCATTGTGAATCCAGCATGGCCTGAGTGGATAAAAGTCGGAAAAGCAGTGAGTGCTGATGATAGACTTTTGGGATATCAAACCTCATCACCGCACAGAGATTATAAAATTGTAGCCACAATGACATCGGACGATAGACACGAACAAGAAAAAGTCATACACAGAGTATTTGCGAACAAGTGCTTGCAAAGAAAAGGTGAATGGTTTAAGCTTGCGGAACAATCTGCAATAGACATTTTTGAAAGACAAGGAACAAAAGATGAGTGATACTCAGCGAACGATTACAATAAACGACAAACAAGTTAACGTGTCCGATTTGGATGGGGTGCAACAATACTACCTACGTCACATTGACGATCTTGATGCACGTATATCTTCGGCCCAGTTTGGGCTGGATGAAATGCGGGCAGCACGGGAATACTTTGGTAACTCCCTTGCGGCGTCTTTTATTCAAGGCGAAATTGACGAGGCTGTAAATGACTCCGATTCAGATAACTCCTGATATCATTAGCCGTGCCAAAATAAAAGCTGCCTCTGTAGGTAATCTACAGGGCAGCATAACTGGTAGCCTAAGTAATGTTGTTGGTGCCATTGGCGAGATTATTGTAGCGGACGCGCTGGGTGCTACTGAAGCGAACACCTACGACTACGATCTTGTTAAAAACGGACGACGTATTGACGTGAAGACAAAGCGGTGTAACACTGCGCCGCGAAGTAATTACGATTGCTCCGTTGCTGCACACGGCTCCAAGCAAGACTGTGATAGCTACGTCTTTGTTCGAATACTGACAGACACGTCAAAAGCGTGGATACTTGGTGAAATAAACAAATCCGATTTTTACGAACTCGCAACACGATACCGCCGTGGAGACATTGATCCGGATAACGGATTTGTATTCAAGGCCGATTGCTACAATCTACCTATAAAAGAATTGAAACAAATCAATGCAAAGCAAAGCCAATCTTTTTAAGTTCGAAGCTAATCTTCGCCAAGACGGAAAAGTAGAACTGAATACTGACTGTGTAAACATTGAACAATTTGAACGTACAATGAACGAAGGGTTGCCAGAGTATGACGGCGCACACTCGATAGCAACCCTTTTACGTTATCTCAAATCTATGTCCGATGAAATGATGGACAAGTCGAGTAGATATATTTAACGCATTTTTACGCCGCGACCTTTGAGAATGTCGGCACGTGTTACCTTGCCGTCACCTGTCAGGTCAGGAAAAGCTTTTCCGCCCATAGCCATCGCTGTCATGCCCATAGGCTGCATCTGATTCTTCCGCTGCATGTTTTGCTGCATCGGAGTCGTTGACATCATGCCCCCCGCTTGAGCCTTCTTGCGGGGCTTTTTTGTGGCCATTCCGCCGTACATCATCGGCTTGCGAGTCTTTCCCCCACAAGCGTACGAAGCGGATTTGCGAGGGCCGTTGTTATAATTTTTCATCTAATTCTCCCGTTTTAAGGCGTTGGTTGTAGGCTGGGAAGATTCAAACGACCAGTATAGTCACCCTCGTATCCCATGCGTTGTTTTTGTGCGGGCGTGGCTCTGACAGTGAATTTTTGTCCAGTCACATCCACTACCTCTTTTTCTTCTGTGCCGTGAATTCTAGAGTGCAAAGCTGCTGTTTGCAAAAGAAGCTGGCGGAATCTGGCGTCTCTGGCTGGCGTAAGGGGCTTACCGATACGGACCATCTCAAGGAACAGTGAACCAAGTTCCGGATCAGTGACCACAGATTGCAAAAAGTTAAAGTTGCGTGTTCTTAGTTGTTGTAACGCAGCTTCCGTCCCCACGTACTGAACACGAACAACGCCTCTGTTGATAGCGTAAAGCCTACTGATGTAGCTTTCCACAGATAACGAACGGGGAACTCCCTTCATAACAATACCACGAGCAGCAAGCGGATTGCCCTGAAGTTCTGCCATAAATCCTGCAGTCGCTTCCCAAACTTCGTACGTATCTTTTCCGATTATATCTTTTACAAGACGCCTTTGTTCGTCTGTTCTACCAAGCATCAGATTTAAAGAGGCTATGTCTTCTGTCAACTCGTCCGATTCAATCATTACGGGGTTGCCAGACGAGTCTTGCCCGCGCTTTACAAGCTTTCTTCCCGTAGGCTTGAACATGCGCCTACGTAAATCGAGGAGGTATGCGTCTCTTATTATTGTGTTCACTTCTTCTGGTGTGTATTTTAAGCTGCCGTCTTCAGTTTGCAACTCATTAAGAGCCTTCTTTATTCTCGTGTATCTATCTCTTCCACCGCCTACGAGATATGTGCCTATGTCTTCTGCATTTAATTGTATACTGTCAGCACGTCTGATTACTTCTACAGCATCGTCCAGTGCTTCTTTCCGTTTTCTTGCAGGTTCTGTTGCTACACGTATTGCGTTGTTTATGTCAATTCGAAGCGACTCGTTAGCTGCATCAAGGACTTGCTTTGGAACAGACTTCTCAAGACTGCCTATAGTGTCATCAACAATTTTAGCAACAGATATCAATGGCTTTTTAGCACCGTTAGCATCTACCATATAGATGTTATTTTCTATGTCTTGTGCAAGCTTTGTCAAGTCTTTGGCGTTTGTCCCTGCTTTACTCAAACCACTTATGTGTTGCGCTACTGCAGCACGAACGTACGCTTGGGCCGTCTTCGTGTCTGCCGCGCCTTCAATAAGTCTGAAGCCAAGAGAGCCAACAGGCTGACCCAATGTGCGTCCTAAAGAAAGCATGAGTGCTTCGGATTTTGCCGGATCAACCATATTCTCAACACTCAGCCATTGATTTACAGGCTTGTTGAATCGGACGCCCGCCGGATTGTCTGCAGTCACGGGCACTTTTGTTTGATTGCCCCACGACATAAGATTTGGAACAACCGCATCTTCAGACAAATCGTGCCAGTTTTGCTTGTACTGTTTCCATCCTTCATTAGCATCGTCTAGGTATTGTTTAAAAGATACGATATTTCCTGACTCGTCTTTTATACCTATTTGTCCGACTGGAACACCGTCCACTTCGAAATCATCAAATTTCGAGGAAATCAGAGTCTCTACGTTTCTGAGTTTGTCAGATGTTTCTCCGCTGGTTCTGTATTTGAATTGCAAATCGTTTGTTGCCATTTCAAGTCTACGAAGCTGCGCGGGATTCATATCAAAAAACGGAAGATTTACCCCTGCTTTTGCTGCTTGCTGCACCATGTGTTCTGCAAGTATGCTTTGTGAACTTCTTCCTTTTGGAAAAGACACTCCTGCTTCTTCTGCCTCTGCTCGTAAATCTTTTAAAAGCTGAGACTTTGATACTCCGTTCTTTTGAGCCAAAGCATCAAAAAACGGATTGGTCATTTCTTCAGTTAAGTTGTCTATGACTTTTCGATCTGCAGGACTGATGTCCGTCTTTGATATCGGAGACAAAGCCCCTACTCCCGGAACAGGAACATCAAAGTAACTCTGTATCACGTCAAGTACGTTTACAGTAGGCTCACCTTCCAGAAGATTCTGCTGAACATCGTAAAAGCGAACATCTTCACTTTTTAAATATTCATAAGGCCGTGAAGCGATAGCTTTATCTGCCGACCACTTCGTATGCAGATGCAATGAAAACAAACCTGATGGTGTTACGTTGTTATCCACATTCAGACTTTGTTCAGCAGAAAATACTGCTCGTGCATCGGCTTCGTTTCCTATCCGTGACACAAGTTCGTTTGCTTTTAATTCTATCTGCGAGTTTACAACGCCGTTCGTAACATTGATTTGTGCCTTGAATTCATCAGTTGGAAGTGCAGAATAGTCGATAAGAGTTTTTCTGTTAAGAGATTCCAAAGCTTCAGGATAAGATTTGAACTTTGTGGTGTCGTCAACCCCAAGCGGAGACGTGTGCTTTAAGGCAGCAGTGTTCCCATTCAGGATATTCATGTAGTGTCCGACACCTTCTCTTTCCATAATTTCGATGTCGTTTCCGATGCGATCTCTGGCAGTTTTTGTTTCATCGATAAAGTATCGAATCATTTCAAAAAACTCTTTGTCCGCCTCAGTGCCCGTTTCAAAATCGGCAAGCACTTTGTTCAACTCTCCGTTTAATCTTTGATTCAAGCTGTAGATTTCTTGAATCTGTTCGGACTCTTTGCCAGACATCGACGCCTTTGCAGCAATAGATTGATTGAGTGAATTTTCAAAGTGCCGAAGTGTTACGATATCTGTTATAATTGGAAGCGAAACTTTTAAAACTTCGGGGTTAACACCCTGTGCTACAAGTACATCTTGATAGGCGGCAATTTTTTCTGCTTGCAGTTCTATCATCTTTTGCATTTCAGGAGATGCGTTTTGTAACTCCTGTACTGCGAAGCTTAGTTTCTTTCTTTCGTCAGATGTAACGCGACTTGCTATAAATCCATACGCAGCCGGAAACTTGCCTTTAGACAGGTACAGTATCATACCAGTTCCCATGCCCGCCAAGATACCAATGTCCTTGTCGGCATATCCGGATTCCCCAAAGAAATGTCCGAATGAAGCAGCCCCAACCGTGATGTACGTATCTTGGATACGGCTGTCTCTGATGAATTTTGGAATGCTACTGCGGCGTTCTACTTTTGAAAGTTCGATTGTAGCATCGCCAATAAGGCCATCTATTTTCGCAATTTCAGAAGATATTTTCGGTGTTGGAGCATCAATCATCGCCTTTGTCAGACCATCACGTCTGGCGTGTAGGCCGGAAAGATATTTTACTTGCTGCATAACTTCGGCTCGTTCTGCTGCAGGTAAGGCCGCATCTTGAAGCTGGAACCCCGTAACAAGACGCTGTTCGTAAGTCTTTTTTCGAGCCGCTTCTCTGTACGGAAGCTTGAGCCATGTCTCTTGCTCCCGCATATCTAAAAAGCCTGTAATCAATTCTTCTTGTGTCAAATCTTTGTTTTTGGCAAGCATGTTGGCTGAGTAAGCCTCAAAAAGCTGTACTTCTTTTTTGCCTGTAAATCTTTGTACTGCGGTTACTCCCTTTGACGGACCCACAATTTCTGCGGCAAGCTGACCAAGAAGCGGAGTAAATCCGGTATACATCCGCGTAATATCTTCTGCGTCTGCCAGATCAAGAATAACATTTTGTTGTGCCCAATAGTCTTGCACCTCGTAAGACATAGGACGCCACCAGTTATCTACCACAGTCTGACGGGTTTGATAGTCGGCTATTGTGCCACTCATATTTACGCCCATCATGTCGCCAATAAATCCGGCTGTTTCTCCGGCTCCCCACAAAACTGTCTCTACAATCCCGCCGCCAATGGTTTCTACTGCACCAAGACCTATACGAACAGCCTCATCCGTAGCAGGACGCTGTTGCGCCTGATTAATAATCATGTAGCGACCACGCGCATCAACTCCGTTTTTAATAAGAACTTCGTTAATATATTGCGCGTGTATGGCACGTCCCAATTCCGGATTCGGAGTGGCAAGGGTAGAAAATGCCCTGTTAGCAAGGACCATATTTCTATATTGATCGAAAGACATGTTGGCTATGTCAAGCTTCGCTTCTCCAACATCAATTTCTTCGGGAAAGCGTGTAAACTTGGTTATTGACCTTTCCCACGGAATGTCAATAGACATGTCGTCTTCGTAGCGGAGCATTTTTGTTGCTCCAAATCTATCGGCAACGCTAACCCGCTGGGCGTAATCGTATCCAGCCAAAGATATTGTATCACCCTGTGCGTTTTCGAACGCATCGAACTTCATAAATTGAGTTTCAACATACTCCGGATTGTCAAGGGGAAGAATATCTGTAACAGAAACGCTTGGCGTTGCAAGTCTCCAATCCACAGGGACTTGGCGACCAGTGGCTACACCTGCACCCAAAAATTGCTTTTCCGTAAACGGAATCATAGCGGGTTCAGTAGTCACAACTGCTGCTTGTGTGTCAACAGCCGGATACATCAGTCCCATCTTTTCTGATGCACGTTGTTCCGCTGCTTCTATCGTTGGACCCGCAAGCGGAGCAAAAGAACGATAGCTGGCGGGAGGCTTGAATCCAAGACGTTCCGCTTCACTTTGCAATGTGGAGTTTGCCATTATGTTTCCTTTTGTTTAGAAAGGCGTCTATTCAGTGTGTCTAGTATTTTTGGTACGTTGGAACTAAACATCGGGTCGTTTTTAGCATCTTCTATGCTGTTGAATACAGGATCACCAACTGCGGATCTGTTTTTGTTGATCTCTTCAAGGAGGCGATTGTTGTATTCCTCTTCCCCAAGACCGTAAAAATCACCCGCACCTGCTGGAGGAACTGCTTCGCTTGAAAACTCAGATACAACGTAGTCAGTTGTGTAATACTCTGCTGGGCTGAATCCTGCCGCCACAAGCATGTTTTCTGCAGTAAGATACGCTGCTCGTGATTTCAAATCTCTGCTATCAGACATAAGATTTGCGCGGAATTCAAATCTTTCCAGCATTCCCTTTACTGCGTTCAAAGCTGCAAGCTGTGCAACGGCATCGTCAGACCATCGCTGACGAAGACCTCTAAAAATCAAAGCAACGTCTTGGTCAGAAATCGTACGTCCACCAGTTCCACCCTGAATAGCTGCAGCAACTTCGTAAGCAAGAACAAGAGTAAAGAATTCACGCTTGGCGTATTGCGAGTTTGCAGCCAGTCTGATATCTTCTTCGATTCGAGCAAGTGCGTCACTGTCTTCCTTTAAGCCACCAAGCGCTTTTAGCTTCGCCCTAGATCGTGTTACATAATCCATACCTGCTGATACAACAGCTTCCTTGTTGTTAAAGTCAATTCCTATGAAGTCTGCTGCTTTTCCGCCTAGATATTTTGCACCTTCTACAAACAGTGATATGTTACCTACAAATTGAGTACCTGTTTCTCCTCCGCTTACAGGATTAGTGAATGTACCTATAGCTTGATTGACGACATCTATACCCCTTCGAGCAGCATCGCGTACGCTACGTTGATCACGAACAAACTCAGCTTCTTTGTTTTTGCTGTTTCCAAAAGCGAAGCGAGTGTTCATAGCTTGGTTGACGCCCGCACTACTCCGCATCATCGGAGCAACAACTTGAACTGCCAGCTTTATGTCTCCTTGAACAGCGTCAGAAAAACGGATGGAAACTTCTTTGTGGTTAGCATCCATCTGATCTACTTTACTTTTACGAGGATCAAGAATCTCTATAAACTTATCAAACAGAGTAAGATTTGTTCCGCCAATACCCGCTACACGTAGACTTTCAAGGTACTCCAAAATGGGTTGATCATCAGATGGAATCGGATTCCTCGCGCCATCTCGTACAAGTAGTCCTCGTTCATCTGTTTTGTATGTAATGAACTTTCCAAACGCCAGATTAACTGCATCTTCTTTTGGAATTTCTTCACCAAGACTGTTGCGAGAATCTCCTATAGCCTGATTTAGATAGGGCTTGAGCACTGTATCTACTAAAATTTGATACTTTTGAGGATATCTGTCCACAATTGCAAGTTCTAGTGTGTGAGGTACACCGTCGAGAGCAGCCAGTTCTTCCGGTGCTTTTTCTTTGATTACAGATACGCTTGCAACAGTATTAGCAGTTGTGTTCTGCTGGGTAAGAACATTTTTCCGATTTTGTCTGCGTCCCTCGTCTTGCTGTTTAATCTTGTCCTGCATTCCGGGGATTTCGAGCAAAGACGGGTAGTTATCATTCACAAAATCTGTAAAAGTCATTTCGAATT